TTTCACCATCCTTTTTCCGCCAATGCATGCGAAAGGGGACACTGGGCATATCACCAGTAGGGAAGTAGTTCACTAAGTTTTGAACGATCCACCATTCGGAATGTAGCAAACTCGCAAATCAGATCCTGGAATTAAGTGTGAGTATTTTTGATGCACACGTGCAACAAATTTTCCACCACTCGCTTCAGGATTCTTCTTGCGAAATGTACACTTCAATTCCTCTCCAAACTCCGTAAAGTAATGGTTAGGAATTAGTATTACGTTTGACGATAGCATTAGTCCATTCACCATGCCATTTCCATCATCAGTGTGAATTGATCCATAAACCAACGCTTTCCTAACGACATTGTCCAACTGATCAGTCGACATGCGCTTAGAATTATCGGTAATAGGCAAATCACGCTTGATAACGTCCGTCCAAACGTTAACTTCCGAATCGCGTTCCGCAACATCCTTCGCTGTCTTCGGTTCCAACGAACCTTGAGATTTTTGCTCACTTGCTCTATAAGCTCTGTAAGCTCTCGCGAGACCATAAATTGCTGCAATACCTACGGAAACTCCGCAAATCACTTTAGCATATTGATCTCGGTAACGACGAAGGATTGGTGCTATCTCCAAATTCGTTCTTCGTAGATCCTCGTACAATTTTTCCTCAACCTTGACAACCAAGTTGCGCTGTGCTGAAAAATATTGATACAAGGAAAATAAACAAAGACACATACCAATCAAATTTGGGAAAATAAGTACAACGAGAAATAATGACGTAAAAAGGGTTGTAACCAAACGTCGAGATTCCCATTTGTAATTGTTCGTGAGTTGATCTTTATACAACCAACGGAAAACAGTAGGAGCATACTCATGTTCAAACATGGATGCAGGAACTATCTTAATCCAGTCCCAACTGGACAAGAATTTCATTCCTTGGTCATAAATGATACGAGATGCTTCATGATCCGCTCGATCATACAATCCATCAATCATACCCTGAGGCATTTGAGCGCCATACCACAATTTTCTTAGAGATCCAATAGTTTCTCGCCCGAAATGTGGTTCGCATAGTTCAC